AGGAGCTTAGAGACCAAATCGTAAGGTATAACACCCTTAGGGATATATACAACTCCGTAGGTCATTACGTAGACCCAACCTCATATGGTATGGAGATTGAGGACGATGGCTTTCCACCATACCACGAGGTCGTTGAGTTTGCACGAAAGGCAAAGGAGTTTGAGTCTACGCTGAGGAAGTTTAATGACGCTGGCGGTCTTAAATCGTTGCTCAGGGCTATCAAGTCTCAAAAGGCTTTTGATGAGATTGATGGGTATATCGGAAGGTTCAACGAAGACCTTGAATATATCACCTATCAGAGTTTCAGGATGTCAGCACTCAAAGCACTAAGTCATAAATCCGACTATGTCGTTGAACTCCTAAACAAGAAGATGGTTGGACCTCACGAGTTTACTCCTCAGTCTGTATATTCATTGTTTGATAACTTCCTCCTTGCTCAGGCGAGCTGGAGAGTTTGGGAGAAGCAGGTTGGTCGTATACTATCAGGGTCTATAACGAGCGCAGAACTTTCATCTGTATATAAGGCATGGAAGATGTCTAAGGTGATGTCGGAAGCGGTCAAGGTGAAGTTTAACGAGGATGTGCAATACCGAGATTACAACCCCGAGTCCGTACTTATGTCCGAGCTGATTGACCTTTCCGATGAGAACGAAGAACTTGTCAGGTATAGGAACGAGGAGATGAGTAGTCTTTTTGATAAGGAGGGCATCGTTGTATATGGGAACAGAAGAGGTATCGGTCTTATCTACTACGATGAGGATAAGGACAAGGTTATCTCTATGACCGAGTTCCGAGAGGGCGATGTCATTGAGGTTGCAAAGGTGCAAGTCTTCTCCCGTGAAGACTTATTCAGCCCTACGCTCCGAGAGATTGCAGTAGAGCTAATCCCAGGACGTGTGTATGGATACCCTATGGGGAATGTAATGCAGTATCAGCACTCTCAGCTTGGGAATGCTTGGATGGATTTTAACCCTACGAGAAAGGTCGCTTATGTGCGTGCTCTCTCCGATATACAGAAGGGAGAAGAGATAAAACTCACTGACGAAATTTTTAGCTAAATCTAATATATCATTGATAAACAAAAAAAGTATTATTCAATAGATGAAAAAGTTTGAACAAGCCGTAAATGAAGCCAAGAAGTCTTGCATGACGAAGGAGCTTCAGCGTATTGACAATGAGCGCAAAATTCTTCTTGAGGCGATTTGCTTCAACGAGGGTGTCGGGGCTAAGGCTAACCTGAAGACCGCACACGAAAAGAAGCGTGCGCACATTGCATCACTCGTCAGAGAGATGTGGAGTTCGGAGAGGGGTCTTAATGCCGTTGGTCGTAAGTACCTCTTTGAAAACGAATACACGCTCAGCGAGAAGAGTAGTAACGAGAGCATTAAGAATTACATCATTTCCGAGGTCAAGGGGAATATCAGCGAATGGATGTCAGCCTTCTACAAGGATGAACTGAGCGAAAAGTCTGAGACGCTTGCTAAGGAAATCTCCGCTCTCACCAAGAAGGAAATCAAGAACGATGCTGTCGCTCAGGTCATCAGAGGTGTCTTTGATGAAATCGTGCGTGCTCGTCTCTCTCCAAAGAAAGGGTAGTGAAGAATGAAGAAGACTGATGCCATTGCAAAGTACTACAAGAACCCCAAGTCTCGTTTTATAGAGTCGGGGGTTGTCTGTCGTGGCTTGGGAGGTGGCGATAAGGGTATTACATTCTTTGACGACAATGTCGTAGCTAAGAACGATGCTGAGTCAAAGAAGCTAATTCCCGTTGGAGACATCTTCTCAGGATACACGTCTTTATCTTCATCAACAATCAATTTGGGGGCAGGTGAATTTGCTGTTGTCCCTGCTATGACGTACGGAGAAAGGGAGGCGAAGTACTACTTTACACTTGACAAGAAGTACGCCAATGTAAACACAAAAGAGCTGTACAAGGGCGCATTCGCTCACTCTATTGATATTGAGATTGATATAGTTCTAAAGGATATTGTAGGCAAGCCCGTTTCCGCCCGTCTCGTCTTCCGAGGTGTAGATGCAGGTGGTTCTATCGCAAGTCTTAACAAGTTCTTCTCCTGCTTGTCAGTCCCCATCTCGGTTGGTGTTGAATATCTCAAGGCTACGGACTGCTGTGGCTTCAAGAAGAGGATGGATACTACGTTTGGTATCTCCCTTGAAGAGCGTATCCGCTCGTGCGTCAATGAGATGCACAACGTAAAGCCAATGGGCAATACGGGCGAGACGGCATACCTCGTGTTCTCTTCAAGCGAAGAGGGGTATCAGTTTAAGGTTATGGGTGTCCGTATCTACGAGCATTATGTCTCAGAAGACTACCCCAACTCTCCATTTGATGCACCATATGGCGTTGAAGAGACATTCAAGAAGAGTGTTCTCAAGGAGGATGTATCAAGACGGATTTCGTTTATGAAATATCCTAATGGTGCATACAAGGGCGTGATTATTCGTCCTTCCTATCCGATGTTCAACGACACAGCTGTGGAGGAACATATGAAGTCGGTGATGATGGCAACGCTTCCTCAGTGGAGGTCACTTTCATCCAACTGCATTGACATATCAAATATGGAGGACTTTACCTCTGACGTTGATTTCGTCAAGTACACGGCAGACGGGAGAGCTTACATTGAGGTATGCACAAATCAGGGACTCACATGCGCACTTAATGGGGTATACACGGAAGACCAAGACGGGAATCTTATTGAGCTATATATCAACCCCGATGAAAAGGGCGAAGAAGAAAATGATATTGACGCTTCGTATAAGAACTTCGCATCTGTCCGTGAGTATATGGCGTTCGTTGGAGCAAACAACCTATGGCAACCGATTGGTGACTTCTACTCCTGCTTAGGGGCAGTGGACAACCTTCTAAGCATGCGGAATGGATTCCATTCAGCGGTCGTCTTGTTCAATCCGAACTTCTTCCCCGTAGAGGTGTCGTATGTGACCTATATCTAAAATAAGGTATGGCAGGGCTTAACGGAAAATACGTAGGATACGTTGTAGACAACAAAGACCCGCAGAAGGCAGGTCATTGTAGGGTCAGGGTAGAGCATCTTATGACCAATATGGAAGATGATGTTCTGCCTTGGGCTAAGCCCGCATCTTCTCCTTCCTTCGCTGGGAATGGTCAGGGGGCTATCTCAGTCCCTAAGGTCGGTGTTCGTGTGTTCGTTACATTCACGGGTGGTTCAATCTTCAACCCTGAGTATAGCGCATACAGCGATGTGGATACAGACCTTATTGAGGAGATTGGTGACGACTACGTGGACAGCCAAGTCCTTATGTACGATAAGACCAACGAGGTCTACGTGCTCTTCCAACCCAACCGAGGACTTCATCTTCAGTACAAGGGTAGCGAGATACAGCTGTCCCCCGATGGGATGATTAGCATCATCCACGCAAACAACCAATCTGCCATACAGCTTATCGGTGACAAGATAAACATTGTGTCTAATGGCGCAATCAATATCGGAGGCGACTCAAACGACAACGCAACCCTGCACGCTGACAACGTGTCTATCGGTGGGAAACATCTAACAACTATAAAAGGGCAAACACCCAATGAGTATGCCGTGAATGGTCAGGCTCTAATGAGACTACTTTCTTCTATGGCTAAACTCATTGATGCAAAAATGCCATCGTCTCCTGGGTCTTGCGAAGTCCTTGTAGAGACCTCTAAGATGGCAGTGTTAAACAAAGGCATAAAATACGAGTAAGAATAGCTATTCAAAATACAATGACAAACAAAGAAAACAAACTCAGTCAAGGCACACGTGTGTGGTTGCGTGACGGGAATGGGGAAAAGGTTTATGGTCATATTAGGGCTGTAAATGAATCTACCCAAAAGTGCTCTGTTGGAGCGGATGATGGACGCATTTTCCGAGGAATACACAATACACGTGTCTTCTTAGACGACAGAGGTCGAGTGTTTGATATTAACGGAGTTCACGATATGAACGAGGGCGTTTTTTCAGATGCTGTAGACAAAGTGAAGAACTTCGCAAAGAAGTTTATCAAGAAGGTCGTTAAGATGGTCAGTGGTAAGAAATTTGCTGTTGACCCTGACGATGAAAGTAAAATCGTACCTGCTGTAACCTTGGAGAATATCATCGTAGACCTAAACGATGGTGATATTCCTGGCGGTGTTAAAGGCTGTGGTATTCATGAAGTCGTATCGGGAAAGACCTTTGGTGATACTAAGGTCTTTGAGGAACGAAAGTCTACAGAGGCACAAGCTAAAGCCTATGTCAAATACTATGCTATGAAATTGAAGGGGATGAAGGATGAAATGAATCCCGAAGAACTCAATATCGTAGCGGAGCAGGTATTCATTGATACCCTTTACGATGTTGGTGCTATCAATGAGTCTGAGCAAGAGCGAAGAATAAAGGACGTTTACGAATCGAGACGTATCAAGAAAGCTCTCAGAGAAAGACGCATCAACGAAGCAAAGGAGAGCCCAACTTCTCAAACAGAGAACCTTGACTTCCCTAACATCTATGGTGTTCAAGGTCTCCATAGCTACCTAATTCCATATTTTGAGGGGTATCTGAGAAGAGGTAACAGCAACATTGAAAATGACCCACTTTGGGATTATGATAAGGTATTCCTTGATGGCATTAGAAAGAAGAAAGAGGCTAACGGAGAAGTCTTAACTCAGGAGGAGATAGATGACATCAAGAAGAACAACCTTCTTACATCTCAGAATATCGCTGGCGGAAAGAATCCTGGGCTTCAAACTATCCCTATGATTTGGGGTCTTCCTGGGACGGGTAAGACGGGTATTACAAAGGGCATTCGTCTTATAATTCAGGATTGGATTCAGAAGAACAAAGAACTATTCCCTCCCGTAAAGGTAAATGGCGTTGAAAAGGAAAGAACCTATGGTATTATCGAGATGGACCTTTCACAGCGTACCGCAGAGTCGCTGTCCGTTCTAACCATAGCTGAAAAGCCGTCTACTTACATAGATGATGAAGGTTTTGAACAGAAGTATGATGGGCTTATCACTCAGGAAGCTCAGTCTGTTCCCATTTCCACATTCCCTATGTTCAACTTCACGGAGGGGACTAAGGAACAGATGCTGAGAAAGAACGACCTTGCAAACCGAGGAAATGATAGAACGGGGTGTGGCGGTATCTTGTTCTTTGACGAGCTCTCAAGAGCACGAAGAGATGTCCTAAACGTATGTATGAAGTTCTTCCAAACGAGGGAGCTTGATGGTCGTTATAGACTCGGTACTCAGTGGGCTATGGTAGGTGCTGGTAACAGAATTATTGATGGCGTACAGACGGATTGGGATACTGCTATGTATGACCGATTCATCCACTTCAACTACGTCCCTGACACCGATGAATGTGTGAAGTTTGTACGAGACCAATACGAAGAGGCTGGCGAAGATGTTCCACCCGAAATGGAGCTTGTTCTTCAATCGGCATCAACGGGTAATAGCAGATTCCTTTTTGGTGTAATCGGTGATGAAAACGTAGCTATGGATAATGCTAAGAAGCGTCACGAATACAAGCAGATAGCCGAAGACCCACTTGAAAAGGGGACTGTCCGACCAGCTTCTCTCAGAAACTTCTCAGATTATGGTGTTTGGAGGAATGTGCTTATTAAGAGCGATATATATCAAGACCTTTATGGGAAGCCCGCACTCACCAACAGAAGCACCGAAGAACTCAAGGGTGGTCTTCTTACCGATGAAGAATTTGAAGAATATGTTGAAAAGGTCAAGGAGCTGACCAATGCGACAAGAGGCTTTGATGCGGCTGAGTTTATTGCTCAGGGTCTTCGTCAGTATCGTCAATTCAGCGAGTCTAAGTTTAAGGCTGGTCTGAACAACACTTCTCTCATTGAGTTCTTCCAAAAGTCAATCTATACGATTGATAGAAGGCTCAAGGGTAAGACAGAAGACGAATACACCGACAATGATAGAGAGGCTGTTACGCTATACAAAAACAGGAAGTTCGTAGAGGTTAGCGGTGAGAAGATACCGAAGCTCTATGATATGTTCTTTGACGCAGAAAACGAGAAGTCCAAATACCATAAGAATACCCATTACCTCCTCTCCAATGATAGAAGTGTTCTTTCGTTTACGCCACTATCGGAGTATCTCGTGAAGCCTATCATTGATGGTCTTGAGCGTGAGGTATCAGTTGGAGGTGGAAGAACTGAAAAGAAAACTCTTCCATTTAGTGGTATGCACAAGATTGTGGTTGGCGATGAAGGAGACTCTAAAGCAAAGGAGTATTCATTTAGCGCAGACACGCTGGGTATCAGTAGCGACAATATCCAAGCGGCGGCTTATACTGCACTTGTAGCTATCCTCAAGGAGAACGGCATCAAGTTCAAACTTGACGTATCAAAGGTTGATGGCGTAGACCCATTCGGGAAGCTGAAAGACCAAATTTCGGATTCCGTTGGTAAGGAATACTCAATTACGGATAGATTCAAGAATGTCGCATCTGTTGAAAATGGCAAGAAGCTGAATGACATAGATGATGTTATTTCACCTATGCAATGGTTCAACCTCGTTTGCCTTGCAAGCAGTATGTCAAATAAACAGCAGGCATCTGTGTTTATTTCAGACGTTTTGAGTGGCATCGTTTCAGTATGCTTAATCCTTGGTCTTGCCCCATCTGCGGCTATATTAGACTCAGAAAAACTTGAGAAAGGGCAGAAGTCCATAACGAAATTCGCTGACACTAAATGGGCTCTAACTCCTCTTATGTGCGTTCCAACTACATATGATGATAATTATAAAAACTTGTGGAAGGAAATGGAAAGGAGGGAAATTACAGAAGTTCCTATTCCTGATATGGATGCAAGAATAGAGACGGGTGTCATTAAAGGCTATCTCGCTGGAGCTATCATCCTTAATGGTGTATTCGGTCAGAACATCAAGGAACGAGATAACTTCATGCAACACGTCACGGATGGCGCAATCGTAGAAGAAGTCATTTCTAATATACTTGATGCAAACATAGCCGTTAAGGAATAACGAAACTCAAGTATAACAAGTAACTTAAGAGAATCCCTATGTTAAATCAGACATAGGGGTTCTCCTTTTTTATATGAGCAAGAAAAACATATCTAATCCACTTAACAAGAAGGTGCTATCTCAATCAGAGTTCAAGCGTCTCCTCAACCAAGAATATATACCACCACGAAGGGTCAGCCCACCGAAGACGCTGAGCGATGTTGATAAGCTCGTTAATTACAATGAGTTTGTATCGTTCTTCTTCCTTACGTTCGGTGGCGTTCACGTCACTAAGCATCCTATCCATAATGTGCCTGACTACTCCAATGTACTTACTGAGTCGGAAAAGGCTTTGGCTAACGATGGGATAACTGATACCATTAAGCAGAGTTCTATATACAAGACCCTTTTGAAGAAGAGGGAAGATGTGTTAAGGGCAAACTATGAAGTGTTGCTTGGCAACCCAACAACTGAAACAGCGGAGCAACAGCCGAAGAAACCGATGTTCCCTGCTATGTCCATGTCAGACCCGAATAGGGATGCGTACATAGGTTCTGTAAGTGGTGGCGTTTACTCTAAACCCGTAAGCAGGGGGAATTGGAAATGGAGGGCTAAGGCAGGTCTTGCATTTAGTCGTCTTCACGTTGCCTTTGAGGAGTACTTCTCGTCTCTTCCAAGGGAGATACAAAACCAAATCGTTATTACATCCACAACGGGAGACAAGCACGCTTCACGTTCTTACCATTATGTAAGTATGGCTGTGGACATATCTTGTAAAGTTGGAGGAGCAGATGATTTGGTCAATGCCATCTTCACTGACCCACTGCTGGCTCGCTTCGGGCTTTGGACTCTTGACCCTAATCATGGCACAGCTCCGCACATTCACTTGGAGTATAGAGGCACAAGGAATGAATTTGCTTCATACACTTCATCCAACCATAGCTTCCCAAGCTCGGGGTCTCTGTCACCTTCCGTGATGGCTAAGTTTAGGGGTGCTCAGCACGGGATGAGGTCAAGGTCTACTCTTCGTGATGACATCTTGAAGGACGCTTCGTTTTCAAGGAGTGGGGTAGATGGCTCGTCTTCGTATGGGAGCGGTGGGTCTCTTTATGGAGATTCTGAGCCTCTTGACGATGGTAGCTTCGGTCGTACAACCTACTCCTCTTCAAACCCTTGGTCAGGGGCTAAGTTAGTTGCTAAGCCATTAACGAAGAAGAAAGGCGGAGAAGAAGCGTTGCTTTCATTCTTCGGTAAGGAAGTCGGGTCTGATGCACCACCATCATTGTATGTCCTATCCGAGCATGAAATCGTCCTTGACGCAATGAGCGTGGATGGAGACGGAGCTTCATACGACAACAGGAACGAATAATTTTTAGCACGATTTTGGAGTGAGAAGTTTTTTGTCTACTTTTGTGGATGAAAGAAGTCTCACTCTAATTAAGTGCTTAAATGAACATTTCAGTAAACCGAGCGGAACTGCTCAAGGCTGTTGTTAATGTCAGTAAGGCTATTAACAGCGCATCTGTGAGTGCAGTGCCCGTCCTCGGGAAAATCCTATTCTCGGTAGAAGGCGACACGCTCAGCGTGAAAGCCTCCAACCAAAACTCCGCCATTTCAGTCAAGGTCAAACTTGACTCTACCGATGGCGATTGTGCGTTCCTCTTTGAGGCAGGCGCAATCAAGAAAATCCTATCAGATGCTCCATCTGAGCAGGTGACTATCTACTCAACATCCGACACGTCACAGCTGTCGCTTGACTATGGTGTAGGTACGTTTATGCTTGGTACGGATGACGCATCTATCTACCCTGATGTGCTACTTGATGCGAGCGGTTCTTCCTACAAGGAAATCCACGTAGAAAGTCCCTCAGAGTTCCTTGTCGGTATGGCACGTGCGCTTGCTTGCTCGGGTCAGGATAAGAACAGACCACAGCTTATGTCTGTCCTCCTTGATATTCACACCGACACGATGTCCATTGTTGGCACGAGTGGTATTGTTCTCTCTCAGTATGATGTCAAGCTGTCTCAGCCATCCGAAGAGCAGTCCGAAGTCGTCCTTCCAGCCAACATCGCATCTATCTTCCTCTCGGGAATTATCTCTGAGGATAGCGATATGCACTTGTTCTACAACGACAAGACCATTCGCCTTGAAACGGATAACGAGACCTTCACAGCTATCGTCCTTGACTTCAAGTACCCAAAGTACGCACGTGTCGTAGAACAGCTGTCAAAGACCAACTCGTTTAAGGTAGACCTGCTTCCCTTCGTGTCGTCTATCAAGCGTGTCGCTTCTCCTAACTCAAAGGTAGACCGACTCATTGACCTGAGCGTTTCTCAGTCGGGCGTAGTAGCAAGTTGTAACGATATTTTCAGCAGTTACTCTGCACGAGAAAACATCAACGCAACCGAAATCACGGGGGATGCTCCACTTGAGTGCGTATCCTTGAACTTTGACCTCCTTGCGTCTCTACTGAAGAACCTAACATCACCTCAGGTGACATTCAACATCAATGGGTCATCAGCGGCGACTTCGGTTGTAGAAGAGCAGGAAGAAGGTTCAAACCTCAAGCGTGTGAACATAATTATGCCTATGGCTAAGAAAAAATCATAACGCTTGGAAATCTCAGAAATAATTCGTATCTTTATATAGCCCCGAAGTACGCTACTTCGGATAGCACTAATATAAGTTTAATATAACATCAGTAAGAAGCATGGCAAAATTCAGCGTAAGCGACATGGCTCAGCAGTTCACCTCACCCGTAACGCAACCCGACATCTCGGCGTACACGGGGAGTAGAGACTATTTCGCAAAGGAGGAAGACCCTCGTCTCCTAAAAATCAAGGTCAAGGACATCAAGAACGCCCCCAATGGGGTGTACCCAATCGCACTCAGATTCCTCGCAAATCCATTCGTGGTTGAGGATATGAACAATACAGACCCCGTATTTCTTCGCAATATCATTGCTACAAGAGAGTACGAACTTCCGATTATCTCTAAAATCAATCGCTTCAAGAACGACCCAACGGAGACGATTAAGTTCCCACCCGAGGTCGCAAAGGTAAAGGATGAGATTAGTGAACTTTGGTGGGCACGATGGAAGGAAGACCAAATCAAGACGGGGCTAAAGAAGGATGATACAAGGCGTACGAGACTTAAGAAGGAGAAGCTCGTAGACTCCCCTTCCGAAAGATATTATGCACTTGTTCAAGTCGTGGAGGATATACAGCACCCTGAGCGACAAGGTAAGGTGTTCGTATTCCAATTCGGTCGTGCCATCTTGTCCATTCTGTATAAGTCTCAGGGTATTGAGCTTCCGTCAAAGTATAAGAAGGCGAACGATACTCAAAGTCAGACGGCTCAGAATGCTCCTCAGAGCAAGTTCTCCGCAAAGGCAAAAATTCGTCCGTATCCATTTGACCTCGTCAATGCTCCTATCTTCGTTGTTGAGGCGAAAATCAAGGACGGAACGGAAAATATGCCAAACTATGACTCATCTGCTTTCATTGATGAAGGATATGAAGGAGACAGAATGCCCGTATCATTCGTCCACCCAACGAGAGGTCAGGTCACTATGACCGATACTTCGGACATTAACCAGCTGACCATGTACGCAGAGTGGCTTGAGTCCATTGATGCTCCCGACCCAAGCGAGTTCGCATATAAGGGGCATACTCCCGAAGAGCGTCAAGCTATTGAAGAGTACCTCAAGTATCACACGGACAAGGACTATCAGTTTAAGGTGAACGCTGAAGCAGAGCTTGATAAGGCTACCCGAATGAAGGAGGTTGCTTACAGCTCAAGGTTCGGAAACCAGCCTACGCCAACTTTCAACGAAGGCGTTGCTCCTCAACAGCCTGCATATCATCAACCAGCATATGTACAGCCTCAGGTTCAGGCTCAACCTGCGCCACAGCCATCCTTCCAGCAGCCCGTTGCTCAGCCAGCACCTCAGTCAGCTCCGCAACCCACCTTCCAGCAACCCGCCCCACAGCCTCAGGCTCAGGCAATAAGCGATGACGACCTACCATTCTAAGAGGTAACGTTTTAATGCAACGAAATAGCCGTATCCGACTTATTGGGTACGGCTATTTCACTTAAATAGGATTAGAGGATAAAACGAATAATATATGAGTATATACTCCGAATTAAGCGACTTGAGGAGAGCTTCAAAAAAGTCGCTAAACGAACTTACTCCAGCCCAAGCAAAAGAAGTTCTTGATAACTCAGGTATAGACCCTACTACAGCTAAGTATGTAATCCTAAAAGATAGCAATGAGGTCATCAACATGGAGCATATTCGCCATGGACTTAGAAGGGTGGATGAAGTGATATTCAGAGTGCTCCCTGACTTGCATTATATAAGGAAGAATTTAAGGACGGACTTCACTTTTTCAATCAGGACTATGGCGACCTCGCCAGGTCGTTTGTTTATTAACCCAGCATTCTATCTTGAGCTTGAAGGCATAGATTACACACGAGCCCCTCTATTTGTAGTCATCCACGAGATATACCATAATCTATATAGACACTTTGAGCGTGCCAAGCAAGACCCTATTAAGTACAATATGGCAAACCCAAGTATAAGGCAACGCTGTAATATGGCTATGGACTACGAAATTAACCCACTTGTTGAGGGTATATGTAGTAAGATTCAAGGCATGGAAGGTATGACACGAAAGTGCCATGGGTTATTTGATGAGCGTTTTATCGGTCTTTTTTGGGAAGACATATACGATATACTATTGGAAGAGGAGACCGCCCTTAAGGATTTGTTTGATGAAACGATGATGGATAATAATAGTCAGGGAGGTGGAGACCCTGGCGATAGCGGTGAATCTAACGGAGAAGGTGGCGATGGAAACAACAGCCAATCCAATAGCAACTCTAACCAAACCCCCGATAACTCGCAGGGCTCAGAACAGAACCCAAATGATAATCAGAGTAGTAGCGGTGGCGATGGAAATCCTAATGGTCAGGGTTCAGACTCGTTCGATGGAGAAGGCGACCAAAACTCTCAGTCGGGTGGCGACTCAACCGATGGTAGCGACCAGCAGGGCGATGGTTCTCAGGGTGGAGGTCAGTATGATTCAGGTGATGATGGTGATGAAGCTCAGGGTAATAGTGGTGGAAGTAATGGCGGTAGCCAAGGCTCTGACAATGGAGAATTTGACGGGATGTCAGGCGATGAGATTGCAGACAAACTGAAGAATAGCTCTAATGCTATTGATGGCTCTAATAACAATACCCTTAGCGGTAATGGTCACGTCATGAGCACTGAGGAGGCGAAAAGAATAGACAAAGCCGAGGGACGAAATACAACTGCAATAGATAGCAAGGCATCTAAGGCAGATGAGGCGATGAAGAATGCCCTCAAGAACAAGTCACTTATGAGGAAGCTTATTGACGATGTCCTCCCCAAGGATTTGGCTAATAAGCAGAAGCCTTCTCAACGTGGAACAATGTCTGCCGACAATATCGCAAGTGTCGCCCTTGCTAAGAAGGAGGTCAAGGTTACTTGGGAGGATATTATAGATGAACTATTCTCATCCATAAAGCCTGGACGTAGACTTAAGAGAGGTATAAACCAGCATCAAATATCAACATATAGAGCCGTTGCTCGCATGATGAACAGCCGTAATATGATTGTTCCAATGCGTTCAAGCAGAGATATAGAAATGGTTGGTGCTGTTTGGATTCTCGTTGATACATCGGGTTCTATGTGGCAATACCTCTCCTCATCAGTAACAATGATAGCAAGTCTTGCACACGACCTGATTGATGGTCTTAGTGGTCTTGTCATCGTTCCCGTTGATACTAATATAAGTGAAATTCAGGTTTGGGATACAGACGCACTAAGGGAGATAGGTGATATATACTCATCTACGGAGAAGAAAGGTCAGCCATTCAACTTCACGGGAGGTGGTGGAACATATTTCGACCGAGCTATTAGCTTTATAGACAAGGCAGTGTATGACACCTCTATGGATAGCGATGACATTTCTGAGGAGTACTTTGGTGGAAGAAATTTTGACGATGTGGTCAAGATGTATACCGAAGATAATCTTTATGACGGAGGCGAGAATATAGATGATGCGTTCTCTCTCTTGAGAGATATGCCTCCTTGCGCTACGCTCCTCTTGACTGACTCTGATGTTCTTGCAGGTGCTATAAGTGATAGTGCTATTGACGATATTGAGTATATAGATGAAGATTATTTCTTCACCTTCGTTCTCGGTGAGAATAAGTGTAAGCCCGTAGGGTTCGGTCAGACCATTGCTGTTCCAGCTCTTGATGGTAATATCATAATGGTTGGTCGTGAGGGTAAGGAAATTACACCTGAATCAGTTTAACAAGATAAGAGCCTATGATTGATAGGTCAAAGACATTTAACAAAACACTTGCGAGCAGAGCAGAGGGGGCAGTGACCCCTTCTGCTCTTGGTCGTTCTCCTATCTCGGGTGATGGGTCTTCGTTGCTTGACTCTGTCGGTAGGCATGTACCCGTAGTTAAGATTAACGACTATTACTTTGCAAGCAGGCAGATTGAGTACATACGTATTGAGACTACGGAGTTCCTTCCTTCTGTGTATGCGGTATTCTCTCTTGATAGGAACAACCCTATTGCGATGAACCAACCGAAGGATGGTGATGTCATCTCGGTCTTTATGAGACCTATGTCTGATGTCATGCGTAGTCTCCGATGTGACTTCCGCATCACCAAGGTATTCATCACGAATATCAATCAGTCAAGCATGTCTCAGGACGAGCAGGCTTACTATCAGATGATAATCAAGGGTGACATTAACGTACCAAACTTATACACGGAGGGGCATCAATACGCATTCAGCGGAACGTCCCACGAGACGATACGTGACTTCTGTCAGAGGTATAGGCTTGGTTACGTTTCGGGCGTTCAGTCGGATACCACCGACCAGCAGGCTTGGTACTTGTATGGGCAAAAGCCTATTGACTTTATTCAGGATATAATTGCGCACTCGTGGAGGGATGAGGAGAGCTTCTTTGACGGATGGATAGACCCATTCCTCAACCTTACGTTCAGCAACGTCAATACGATGCTTGGTCGTACGAAGGCGGATGATGGCTCTATTGATTGGGGTGCATTCGTCTCCATTACGGGGCGTGAGTTCGCAGACCGCTCGTACGCTAAGAATGCTGTTGAGAAGGATGGTGCATTTGATTTTGAGGCTATACCTTTAATTCTTAGCAACATTCCTCAGATGGATAAGACCCCGTATTTCGTAAAGAGGTACAGAGTTGAAAATAAGGCATCGGCTATTTCGTCTAAGTATGGGCATGTCATAGAGCTTGACGTTAATATGAATAACCAAGCTCTTGCAGGTTCAGGTGTCCCTCAGAATAGGCAGGTCGTTAGGATTGAGCCTTGCTACAACAAGGACAAGATAAAAGACCATATCATCCTGAGAGGTAGAGCGAGAGACGGATACAATAACGGAGTGACGGGCGAGACTTTCGCTGATAACGATACGGAGACTATTGTACGATATGTATGGGGTGGAGATAGCCACGTCTTCTCCGATGGAGATGGCAAGTCGGGCAATACGAATGGAGCTACGGGAAATACGCACAAGAATTATATTAGGGCGTACTACCACAACCTAATCAATAATGTTGAGCTTGAAAAGCTGACGCTCGTGTGTACTCTCAATGGTCTTAATACGTTTATATACCGAGGTCAGAAAGTCCCCACGTTGCTCCTTGAGCAGTCTAACATAGATATGCTCTTCAACTCGTCAGTATCCAATCCAAGAGAAGAAGGAGAGACCCCTCAGGCTGTCTTTGAGAAGACTATTGACAGGGCGAACAACTTTATGATGTTCTACTCAGGTTGGTTCGTCACAACGGGTATTAGGTATATCTACGAACGTCCTCCCATCACGGCTACCTCTACGGATGAAATCGTATCCTACCGAACAGAGGTCTTCCTCAGCCGAAGGGAATGGCTACCTCCCGAAGCCATATCTCCTATCACCATTGACGACTCGGGTAAGGTTCATCTGAACCCTAATGCGAGAGCGTATGGCTCGTCATCTAACCTTGGCAAGACTTCCGATGAAGGGTATATCGGTAGAGGATATGACTCCTCTTATAGCGGAGGGACATCTGCACCCGTAAACCCAATGTTGGGTGGGTTCACCCCGCACGGGGATATTGGTAAGCCAATACAATTTGAAGGAAGCAAGAAGGAGGTTTATAACGAGCTTGTCACCCTTGTGGATAAGTATATCGCATCCAAGAGTAAGGGGGCTAAGCGAATGAGTGGTTCAGTCTTCGTATCCATGTGCGCCAAGTATAAGCTGGATATTTCCCTTGCTCTTGCTCAGTGTCAGATTGAAGGTAACTTCGCTACGATGGGTAGACCACGAACGACCAACTCAGCGTTCTCCGTGGGGCTGTTTGATACGGGTGAAACTAAGTTCGTTTATACGCACCCTGATGAATCGGTAGAACCCTATTGTAGGCTTATGCAGAAGAACTACATTCAGTACGGGAAGAAGAGCGCAGAGGAGCTACTTAGAGGAGGCTTTGTGAATGCGAGTGGTCAGAGGTACGCATCGGCTCGTAACTACGAGAGCAATGTATCTCAGACGAGAAACAATATCATTTCGCAGAGCAAAATTATGACCTTATATAATAAGTTGGTATCTTGATTGTACCATATTCATATTTTTTGGTTTTATTTTTTTTATTTGAGTGGGTGGGTAATCATGTGGACTCACCCACTTGCTTTGTATTTGTAATCTTCGTATCTTTGTGCGAACTCTAATGAAATCCTAAGTATGCAGTACGTACCTAATAAATGGGACGGCATCGTTGATGCTATGGTTACTATAACTGACAAAGAAGAGTATGTTGTAAACAAGAACTACCTCATCAAGAAGGGGTTTAGTCTCTTGCTTAACAAGTATATCTCTGAGGCTTTTGATGCTGTCCTTCTTGCTAACGATATGTATTATGTTGGTGAGGAGGTTGCTCTTGACCTGATGAATAAGCGTAACATCACACAAGAATACGAAGTCCTTAGGTCAGCTATTGGGATATACAAGGGAGGAGAAGATAACCTTCGCAGAAAGACAAGGTCTAAGAAGCCTACAACGGCTGTAAGGCATTACTTTGGAGGATTAGTATCATCACTCAGCGGGCTTGACGAAGAACGCTTCAAGCTCGCCTATTGGCTTATGACGACAAGACTCCTTATGGACTTCCTCGGCATCAAGCCAATGGAGAATGTAAGTATTCCTGAAATACTACTTGAGTACCAAGGTAAGAATGCAGGAAACCATATCGGTGTTGATGAGGTTGAGCAGATGCTTAACTTCGTCAAGAACTCTCGCACAAAAATCATTGAACTCGCAGATAAGATTGACTTTTGCGTCAAGCAGAATATATCTGACATCGTAGCAAAGGAAGCACTCTGTACCTATACGAGCAAGGTCATCAAGGATATTTCCGTTTATGATGTGGAGCTTGGTTTCTTGGAGAATGTATCAAAGGCAGAGGAGGGAATATATGGTCTGAACAGAGATATTACCCCTATGATTGCAAGGGCTATCCATCGTGATTACAGCATACGCCTCCATTCGCAGAAGGAGATACTGAGAGAGATTTACTACAACATTATTCCTGACATTTGCAGTGTCTTCCACGAAGGAAGATTGTCCATCACTATCCCAGCTTATCTCGGTGCAAACAACAGCCCGCTTGACGAGGTGGAGAACGACCCTGACGGAGTTAGTATCTTCCTGAAGCATAAGATTATCAACGACTACCTCTTCTTCGCACGAACCTACACGGGTCTTGGAAGAGACCAGCTCCTTTCAACTCGCTTCGCTGATGTCCATTACAGCAAGTTCAAGTCCAAGGCTACTATTGACGATGCTTCGGAGTGGGTTCGTAACTCCATCACGGAGACGCAGGAGTGGAGTGTTGCTATCTCTGAAGCCGTAGAGGATGTCATATCCGAAGGAATTACCAAGGAGCAGTTTGAAATGGTATGCAAACTTATGGTGGCTTGTGTGTCGCACTTCACAGCATCGTGGATTTATCGTCACGCATACAACTCCATTATCTTTAAGTCAATGCAGATGATGGGAACTGCTGACACCACAAACGTATTCAACGAAGAGAAGCGGAAGTACATTGAGAATACGTACAATGACGCTCGCTTCGTTACGTTTATTCTCCGTACGCTATCGGATGACGACCACGACTACACCAAGTCCCAGGAGCTTAGAGCACCTCTTGAGGAGATGATGTTCACCTGCAAGACCATCGCTTGCGAGAAGCTGTACGAGGTCTTCAAGAAGGACACCGACTTGTACTTCACCCTTATCAAGCCACTGCCATCCGTACGAGATAGCAACTTCAAAACTCCTAACAAGGAGGTGATGTCGGCAGTCGTAGAACGTATCAAAGACTACTTCCCTCACCCCACGATGGAGTATGATGTGCTTACCGAAGACGAATGCACCTCAACAGCGAAGGTCATCATTGACCTCATCTTTGAGAGTAAGTACTGCAAGTTCGGAATGCTAAAGTCATTAGACCCCAACTTTGATGACGCTCCAAGAGATAGCATCCTCCATTCATATAGGCTGATGCAACCTATGGGAGCAAACATTACGGATGACGATATTCCTCACCATATCAACAGCAAGGAGGATATTGACAAGCTCAAGGCATTCATCTTGTCTACTCCTCAGCGTTTCCGTATCTTCATTGACCTCATAACAATGACCTTAGAAGGCGAAGGGATTGATACCCCGTTCGCTTTTTAGAAAGTGTGCATAAGTAGTATGTCTATAATATGCAAATCCCTTATCCATAGCTAAATAGGCATATGAAGAAGAAGCATCTTATCATAGGGGCTGTCGCTACTCTCGCTGTTGGGTTTCTAATGTACTTGGCACGAGAGAACGGAAAAAGCTCCGTAAAGAGAGAGCTTGTCTACTATGTGGACAGCCTCTCTTCTTATCAAAACAAACTCGGTGAGGAGTACAAGCAAAGACTCCTTGTGGAGCACGACAAGGAAGCCCTTAAGACGAAGTTTGCTTCTCTTGAAGAGGAGTATAAGAAACTTAAGGACAACCCTCTTGTCATCACCAAGGTGGTGACAACAACCAAGATTGATACTCTGAAAATACCTCTCGTCAAGGAGAACGATACCACCCTTGTATATAACTACGACAAGACCTATTCTGAGAATGATAAGGTCGTTGTTAAGGGGAAGGTAGACCTCGCCAATATGGAGACTACTATATCCACGATTGAAATGACCTCAGGGTTGTTCTATGACATCGTGGAGGATAAGAATGGCATGCTCTCCGTACTCGTACGCTCTACCAATCCATTGGTCTCCATAGATAAGGTTGAAGGTGCGCTTTTTGATATATCACAAAGCAAGTATTTCAAAAAGAAGGTCACAGAAAAGAAAAAGAGCTTCTCGTTCATCAAGAGGTTTTCCGTATCTGCTTATGTAGGCTATGGAGCTTCGTTATATAATCAGCAGGTCATTCTAACCCCTCAGGTTGGAGTTGGGCTTACTTACCGCATATTCTAATTGTATGGTTGGAACAAATATAATAAGCAGACTAAACAACAATATACTAATAAGCTACAACAACGTAAGTACCAAGGGAGTACAATCAGGTGCATCCCATAAGTACACGATTGTTGATAGCGGACGGGGGTATAGGTCAATACTTATGGACGTGGATAAGGACGGGGTGTATAATACTCACGGGCTTGTCTTCGCACCTAAGATGACAAAGCCTACCCACAAGTTCCTTGAAGGTAAGACCATCGTTACTTCGGATATAATAACCTCCGAAGTAACGCTTTACTTTAAGGCTGGGTACACTCCTGAGGTGGATTATGTACTCAGAATTTTGGGTGAGACGACTACGGGCGATGTATCTTGTCTCGCAGTCATCCTTATCAACTACGACCTTCTCCTGCGTTATCAGAAGATTATCCCCAACCCATTGACGTACGGAAGTCAGGTGTTTGATAGGATTGTAACCTTCCAAGTTCCTTCCTTGTCAAGTATGCAGTATGCCCAAGGGTTTGAGCTTAATGGATACCTCCTATTCAAACAGCAGTCAGCCCTCATTGCAGATATATCCCCCATCGTTGATGTATATAACGACAGCTATGACTTTGGGGTATCCTACGATGTTGAGGAAGTTCCTCAGTTTAGGATTACGATACCATCGGCTTCTCAGGCTGATAGGTTTAATGTATTCCTATCCTTAGACAAAAAGAGCGGTCATATCAACTACTACCCATATTGGGGGAGCGACATCTACACGCCAATAGATACCTCTGTTATGAACGCCATTGAAAGCCGTGGTATTGACCTTTACTTCGGAGAGAAGAGTCTCGCTAACGAAGGATGGGCAGACTTCAATTCTCAGTATGGTGGTGCTGACGAGCGTAGGTGGGTGACGATGCACGAGATGAAGGTGACTAAGTATTACCCATCACCAACGACACCTCTCGAAGAGACATCCTTCTCGTTTACGGAGAACTATTCCAAGAGGGATAAGGATGGCAAGTCGTCATATAGGTATTCATTCAGACCAACCATCTTTGATGACGAGATAATCCGTATCCCCGAGAATGACGTATCGTCTGTTATGGTGGTTTACACGTGTCGCCTTGTCAATAGGCAAGACCTTACTCAGGTTGTCCGAACAGCGTCTCTGAGCATATCAGGTAGTGAACTTGATAGGTATAGGCATACCGCCAACAGACCGCTTAACCTACACGTGGATAAGGTCACGCTGAAGTATGAGAGCGAAAACCCATCAGGACTGCACGCATCCGTATTGGATGATACTTCCAAGAAGGAAAGCGTTATATACGAAAAGGTATTCTACAACTCTCAGGATATTCAGGTCAATGTACACGGGGAAGGCATCTACACGACACAAGAAGGCTCGCTGTTTAAGCTACACAAGTCCCCAAGCCTTTACGTCTTCCGTCTATACGACAATAAGAGGAAAGACCGACTTGACTTGTCTTCTGTGAATGGTCTGATATACCTACGTGTCTACGATGACAATAATCAGCCGATTGATATTGAACCTACTTATTCAGCGAATATGAACCCCGTCCTTGGAGAGCTTGAGTTCTACATAAACGAACAGCTCATTGATATGCTGAAGCTAAGCACGAAGCGTTCAGCAGAGGATAAGACCTACTCTATAATAAGTAAGACAAGGACGATGACGACAACCATCGTTGAGGGAATTTACGATTGATATGGAGAATAACAATATCACAGAAGACAGCCTCATGGAACACGTTGAGGCTTTTGAGAGACAGACGGGCGTGAACACAGCACCGCAGGCGGATGATATGATTTCCGCTCTTGAAGCACACGGGGCAGGTGGCGTGATTGAACGACTGCATCAGATTGAGATGGGTGATGACGTGAAGAGACGGAACGAGGAAGAGTTTGAACGTGCTGTTGCCGATGGACGCATCATGAACGGGATTGAGATGGATGAGAGAGGCTACATCCGATATAAGGATACTATGGAAGAAGGTCGTACCATTGATAAAATCACGATAGGTAGCGATGATACTTCCGAGAACCCTGCCGTTCAGAGAGGTCGTAAAGTAAAGAAAAAGAAGGTGGAAGAACCATACGTCCAAGAAGTAGAGCCAAGAGCACTCTCGGTAACGATTGATGGCGTTCCTCCAACGTATAATAATGGGTTCACTAACCTTGATATGGAGGAGCTTCCTTCAAGAGGTAAGCACTATCCTGATGGTTTTGCCATTGGTGTTAGACCTTGCACGACAGAGGAGCTTAGACATTGGGCATTGCTTCCGATAGACTCGCTTATTGAAAGGGAGAATGCTATTAACTACATCCTTGAGAACTGCACGCATATCTTCTCTTCTACGGATGGGACTCAGTACAGCTTCCGTGACCTCCTTGAAGCAGATAGGATATATATCCTTCTTGCTATTAGGGAGGAGACATTCGGAGAGTCAGAAGAACCACTCGTTATGAACATAGAAGGGGAGAATCACCCTATCGTCAAGGAGAACCTGACGCAGTTTGATTTCCTCTCCCACCCTCAGGTTGCAGGTAAGAAGTCCATCAAGATGAACCAAGGTGTCATCAATGTGACTATCCCCAAGAAGCATTCAAGCACGGGTGAGCCTTATGACATCAAGTTGCATTTCCCTACGATTGGTACATCAATGTGGCTTCAGTATTACTTCGTCTCAAACCTTGTGGACGAGGATGGTCAGATTGACGTTCCTGCCGATGAGCTGGACTTCTATCAGTGCGCTATGGTACTGATGCACTTTGACAAGGAGTTCTCCGTTGAGGACTACAACAAGATTAAGCAGGAGTTCCTTTCGCTAAAGCCTGCCGAAGTCGCAATCATCAGGGCTATCAGGGACATCATCACAGAGGTGTCTAAGCCTACTATTTCTTATATCAACTCGGGAGGTGTGGAGCGAGAAGCCCCGCTTTCCTTTCGAGACGGCATCAAGTCTCTATTCGGCATTTCAAATCCCTTGGGAGACCTTGAGTAAGATGAGGTATCTCCTTATCAAAGAACTGAGGATGTCAGTCTCTGATATAGGTAGATTGCCTTACATTGAGTGTGTAGAGCTTATCAGCTTCCTGAATGAGGATAGGAAGAAAGAGGAGGAGAAAAGGAAAGAGGTAGAGGCTCTCGCACAACAAGAAAGCTAATCTTGTCAACCACGTGTTGATGTAGAAACGGGGGCGGTAGAAATACCGCCCCTTGCTTTATCTATACTTGTAGCTTATTAGCTTAGATATTTCACGTTCTAATACATTCGGATTACTCAATGCTTTGCTTATATTACCAATTCCATCACTCTCTTTAAGAAACGCATCAACTTCGTCCGCTCCTCTCTTTTTGTAAATTTCGCTTCCTATATTATCAAGTGCGATGACCCAAGCGGGGAAAGTGCTTCTTATGTCTATTAGAACTTGGTTGTCAACTCTGTTTAGAATACCAAGCCTTGATGTGTTAAACAAGTTACCACGCCTTGGAAGAAAATCGCCACTGAATAGGAACTTAATAGCATCGTCAATAAGCTCGCATAGTTCCTTATTATCACGTATAAACGATTTTGAATTTTCCATCATTCTATCATATTTGACAAGAACGTCTCCATTAAGGAATAGTATTGAAGTATCGTTCTCTTTGGATAGTTCCTTATACGAATAGTGGCTCACATGACCAAGAGGATAAGTAGTGAAGTCGTCAAATATGGATAGTAGACTTATCCCTTTATATGGCGATTCCTTTGTATCCTTCGCCACACAGCAACTTCCTATGCAAACAAGGTAAACAAGCTCCATTAGCTGTGCTTGACCACATAGGGGTATGGCATCTGAGGATTGTACTGAACTATCACTAAATGCCAAAGCCTTGCTTACGATATATTCTATCGTCTTTAATCTAATGCTATCTCCCATATTATATTATAGTTTTGTTAGGTAGCTTTTATTTACTATCTTTGCCCTGCAAATAGTATGATATGTCAAGCAAGAATTTAACTAAAGCGAAGGTAGGCAAGAACGATGAGTTCTACACACGGATGGAGGACATAAATGCAGAGCTTTCCCATTATAAAGAGAGCCTTGCAGGTAAGGTCGTATATTGTAACTGCGACGACCCTTATAAAAGCAACTTCGTGAAATACTTTGCTGATAACTTACACGAAATAGGAATAAAGAGGCTTATAGCTACTTGCTATAAAGACCAACAGAAAGACTTATTCTCGGAAGAAGATATTGAACCAGCAACTTGTTTGATATACGATGGTCAAGATGAGGACTTTCGTAATTTCATAAAAGCACTTGATGGCGATGGTGATTTTAGAAGTGGCGAATGTGTTAGACTCTTTGAAGAGTGCGATATAGTTATAACCAACCCTCCATTCTCTTTGCTTAGAGAGTTCATCCCTTTGGTTATATCAAAAGGAAAGGAATATATAGTAATAGCTAATCAGAATATATTAACTTCAAAAGTCATTTTCCCTTTATTGCTAAGTGGAGAGGTGTCGTTTGGATACGGATTCAAGGGTGGATTTGCATTCTTCCATAATGAACATTACGAGAACTATGCGTCAGCGTCTCAAAAGATGGATGGTATGATTCGTGTCCCAGGCGTGTGTTGGCTTACAAATATAGAACGTAAGATTAAGCCAATAGTTCATATGGTAAAATCATATTCCGAGGAGGAGAATCCAAAGTATGATAATTACGATGCCGTTGATGTTAAGGACATAAACAGCATCCCATATGATTACGATGGCGTTATGGGTGTTCCTATAACGTTTATGGAGAGATATAACGAAACGCAGTTTGAGATTATAGGTCTAAACTGCGTCAAGGATGGTGAAGTTTACTCAAACACAAAAGCGGTATTAAAAGGAGAGACGCTATACCATAGAGTAATGATACGCAAGAGAAATCCTTTTCAAGTGCAAGATTGATTTGCAATGGAGAAGTTCGTTGCGCATGAATCATATTGCGTAACAGAAACTAATTTCGTATCTTTGCATAAAGAATTGTCTCACCTAAAGAATAGGTAAATGTTTCTAAAGAAAATAGCATTCAGGAATATCGGTTCTTACGGGAATGCCCTTAATGAGATTGAGTTCTCCTCGGAGGGAGAGGTCATCCAGCTTAAGGGTCGTTCAGGGTCGGGTAAATCCACGTTCCTCAATATGCTTAGTCTCCTTATCTACGGAAAGGTGCAGGGGGTGAATAAGTCCTCTATCGCCAACCGAAAGAACAAGAACGGATACATAGCAGGGGATTGCTACTCAGGTGGTACGCACTACTTCATTGAGCGCACGTTCTCCCCCAACTCACTCAAGGTCTACCAAGACGGAGTTGATATTGAGTCCATCGGTATCCGTGACGCTCAGAAGTTCATTGAATCCAATATCCTAACAATCCCATTCAACGTCTTCAACAGCGTTGTATCGCTGAACCTCAATACGTTCAAGTCATTCATCTCAATGACCCCAACGGAGAAGAAGCAGATTGTGGATAAGATATTAGGTCTTGAAGCCATTAACATCATCGGTGAGGCTATCAAGGCAGACCTGAGAAACGTATCTCAGTCCCTGAATAAGGTCTTGTCGCTTGCCGACCATCTTGCTAATTCCATCGCAACAACTCAGGCTTCCATTGACACGTACAAGAACACGTCAAAGAAGAGAGACGAAGCGGAGATGGAGAGGTTGTCAAACGAACTCGCACTTATCGCTTCTCAGTATAAGGAGCTTGACGAGCAAATCAAGGAGCTTGATTCTAAGGGAGATAAGGTCGTTGCAATGATGAACGAATGCACTGCAACCTTAAACGCTGAACGAGCAAAGAACAACTCCGTTATCTCTAAGCTGTCACTTTATAGGCAGGACAAATGCCCTACTTGTGGTAGCGACTTCCGCTCGGGTGACTTCCCTCAGATACTTGCTTCACTCAACGAAGAGAAGAAGACGAATGAGGCTAATATGGCAGTGTACCTTGAAAACGAAACCAAGATTAAGGAGTCGTATTCAAGATACCAGCAGAAGAGGGCGGAGCTTACTTCAAAGAGGGACGAGATAGCTACCTCAGGAAAGATACTAAAACAGCAGTACCTTACGTTGAAGAATGAGGGTAGCAGTAGCATTGACGAGGAAGCATTGAAGGTTCTTGAATCACGATTGGATGCAGACAAAGAATCCAATGTAGACGTATCGGTACAAGCTACAAACATCCGTAAGGAGATGCGTCTCCTCGGTGTCCTCTCGGAAATGTATGGGGAAAAGGAAGGTAGCGTCAAGTCGCTCTTCTTCTCAAGCTATATCCCATACATCAACAACAACATCAACGAGATACTCGCCAAGGTAGACTTCCCCTACCACGTGTCGTTTGATAACTCCTTTGACGCTATCATCACCGATATGGGAGAAGAAGTGCCTATCAGTACGATTAGTGCAGGGGAACATAAGCGTGTGGACGTAGCTATCTTATGCGTCTTCCTCAAGCTGATTAAGCGTAGCTACCCACAGCTGAATACGCTTTACCTTGACGAGACGCTTTCAAGTCTTGACGTACAGACATCAGATGCTATCCTTACTTATCTGAACGAACTCGCCAAGGAGCTAAATATGACTATTGTCGTAGTTAGCCACTCGCAGATTAACTCGGACTCGGTAGCACGAAATATAGTCATCACGAAGACCGCAGGGTTTTCAAGCATAACTATTGAAGAGCTATCTATGTGAAAATAATTTTATCAAATATGGCAAAGAAGAACAAAGAAAACGCACCTCTCATTGAGAATGAGGGTGTAGAAGAGAACGTAATCCCAACTCCAGCTCCTAACGAAGAGAAGGAGGAGACCCCATCGGAAGAACCTGCGCAGGCTAAGCCAAGAGGTAGAGCTAAGGCAGAGGCAGAACACGAACCCGAGGTGGTACATGAACATACCCCCGAGGTAGTTCACGAGCATACTCCTGAAGCACACGATGAGGTTTCTAACCTTGAAATCTTCCGTGAATACCCAGGTGTCTTTATGCCCGCACGTGCGAATGCAAATGACGCAGGTATTGATTTCTTCCTCCCCGTGCTCACAGACCACTACCTTGAAAAGCTCAGAGAAGACAACAAGGATATGCCAACGCCTATCATCGCAGAAGGTGGTTTCCCTCTTACGGATGAGCAGGCATCGCAGATGACGGAGGAACAGCGTAAGGAATATGTTGAGAACAGCAAGCATTACATTATTCTGTACCCCAACTCGCATATCATCCTTCCTCTCGGTATCCGTGCTATCGTACCAGCTAACAAGGGTCTGTTCCTTTACAACAAGTCGGGTGTCACGACTAAGCTCGGTCTCGGTCTTGGCGCAAGCGTCATTGACGAAGGGTACAGAGGTACTATCAAGCTCCACATGCATAACTTCACCAACATCCCAGCTAAGATTACCTTCGGGATGAAGATTGTTCAGGGTGTCCTACATTATCTTGAATACGAAGGTGTCAAAGAACTAACCGCAGAGGAGTTTGAAGAAAAGTCCAACACGGGTCGTGGTGATGGTGGCTTCGGTTCAACGGGAGCGTAACTAACACGTAATCATATTTCATAACCAAAGTTTAGCCTTAGTTCGGGTGGTGGTCTTTGACTATCACCCGAATTTTTATTACCTTTGCTGTAAAGTTAAACTATAAAACTTCATCGGCATGAAGAAAAAACATGAAGTTGATTTTCAACAGCTCGCTCTGAACTACCGAGACGGGAAGAAGGAAAAGGACTTCGTCAAGCTATACAACGCCCTTAATGGAAAGATTAAAGGGTTTATGCTTAGTCGCCTCGGAAATAGCGGGGTGATTGACGAAGCTATGAGCTACTTCTACTTATCGCTTTATAAGTACTTTGATACGTGGAATCCCGATAAGGCGTTATTCTCAACATGGGTGTATACTATGGCAGGGAATTGCTGTACGTACGCTTCTAAGAACGCAACGTCCTACGAAGGAAGGTATATCAGCCCCGAGGAGATTTCAGCGGAAAGAAACAAGGGACATGCAGGAATGGAAGACTCGTTGGCTAACCTTTACGATGCAGTTGAAGGTGGTGCTGATGACGAGGAGACCGCCAATATCCCGTACATCAGGGAGATGCTATGTGAAGCCTTGGAGGAAGTCTACAAGAGCCTTGACAAGCGAGAGCAAGAGGCTTACAAGGTTCTTATATACCGATACTCTACCCATAAGGAAGAGGACGAGGATATACAGCGTTGTAAGACGATGAATAAAGGCATCCTTAATTGTAGCATCTCCGATACGATGGATACCATCAAGAGGGTCATCACAACCAATGAGAAGTTCAAGCCCGTTGTGGAGTATATGAAGTCAATAGGTTGTGATACCAGCTACGAGGACAAGAGGATTTTGTCTTTGTTTGATTTGATTTAATCCATCCTTATACTTACCTTTGTATAGGTAAGAATACAAACTAAAAGTAATATCCTATGTCATCAGATAAGGGAACAACGATTGAATCCATCTTTGACAGATGGGGAGAGCAGATTGAGGAACTCCGTGAGAAGATGTCCGACATCAAACAGCTCAACCACGCTCAGCTTGAAATGTACGCAAAGCGTCAGAACCTCGTTGAGGAACGTAGTGTTGTGCTTATGAATATGGCGAAGATTAACTCTCAGGTTAAGGCTCTTTATAGTCAGAAGTATAAGGACTACAAGGAAAGAGGAAACCTTATCTACAAGAGCGAGGTTCAGCTTGAAAATCTTATCAAGGGAGAACTTGCAGAAGAGTATCACAAGCTGGAGATGTACAAAGTCCTGGCTGAGTTCTACGAGGAGACACTAAAGACGATTGACAACATGATTTATGGCGTGCGCAATGTCATCACCATTCATCAGCTTGCCAACGGAGACACCTTTAAGTAAGGCTTACGATGATTCTTTCAACACAACTTGTTCCGACACTTGCAGGTGAAGAGGTCTCAAAGAAAGACTACCTTCTCCTGCATAGGTCTTTTGAGTGTGCTGTGGAGAGTGCAGTCATCAAAGGGCTTGATGCTATAAACATATCATCTACGGATAAGTCGGACTTATATCTTTACTACTTCTTATCTCTTACCCCTGCCATCAAGGTGTGGTATGTGGATACGGACAACAGCGTGAAGAGCCTACTAATCCACGTTCCCGATGATGAGGCATATACCTACTCTACGGACAAGACACGTGAGGTGGCAAAGGAGAGATATGTAGGTAACTACCCAGCGTACAAAGAACCCTTCTTCAAGCGTATAGACGAAGGAATGAAGTATGACTACGAGAATGGGTTATACCATAACTCAGAGCTACTTCCTCACCTCAAGAAGTCATCCAACCTCCTTGACGGGATTAAAATCACCATTGACAACTCCATTGAGATAAAGAGAAAGGAACGCATCTTCTCCTACCTACATCCTACTATCTCAAAAACAAGGATGGAACACCTCATCCACCAATACGAGAAGAGCAATCCTCTTCCATCATCCTCTCCCAACCTTGGGTACTTAAAGGTAGTCCACAGAACGAGTGGAGCGGAGATGGGCATCGTTGGTGAGGTGTACATTTACAATGGGGATGGTAGCGTGTATGTCTTCTCTCTTGGTCGTCAGATGAACTCAAGTGACCTTGCGAGCGTAAAGGCGAAGATGGAAGCCTTCTCCGAGAAGAATGGTATCAAGACTTCATCTAAGGTGCGTGCGGTATCATACCAAACGGAGGAGGAACTCATTACAGCCGTTCTGTCGTTCATTCCTTCCGTCTCCCCACTATTCTTCAGCATGACCTCTCAAAGTTCCATACACGAGCTTAAAAAGAGGTATATGGAGATTATACGGAAGCACATCCAAATGTCTTACGAGAAGGACACTACGGGGTGCTACAAGAAGAATGACAGCGTAGAGTCGCCATACAATATCCCTAAGGAGCTTACGCTCGTCATCAACTCAATGATAAGCAGAGGAGTTGAGTCTCCATCAGACAAACTCCTTGAACGTATCTTTGGCGTGGCTTTCGCTGACGCTTCTCCCGTAGTATCCATTGACTATGGGTATATGTACGAACGATGGGATAGGGCTATCAAGGTAAAGGAGCAAACGACAATCCAATTCATTGGAAAGGAGCTTTTCGGCATTAGGGACATTCCCGAAGAACCATTGGAGACCTCACTCACCTCCTCGCATGTTGATATGATGCTCTACCCATACTGCTTAGGTATCGTGATGTTCGCAAGGATTGAAGAGCATCTAAAGCTATCCCATATCCTGATAGACCACGCTAACTTCGCAAGGATAGCACCCGACTCCGTCCTCTCCTCACGAGTGATAGCAAACTCTATTATGTCCAAGTTCCTTATAGAGAAAGGTCTCGTACTCCCACCATGGAAGCCCGAGACCAAGACCCTTACGGGAGCTTACAACAAAGAACCGATTAAAGGATACCACCAAGGTGTTGTTCAGTATGACTTCACGGCTATGTATCCTACAATCATCCGTCAGTTTAATATATCACACGAGACGCTCTTAGGTAGAGCTACGGAAGCGTGCGCCAAGGGAGCGGAGATAGACCCTACGAGGAATATCCCGTATTCACCAAAGGTCGTGAAAGAAGCGACAGCTAAGTACCTCTCTTGTGACCCATCCTCCATCCATACGGCAGGTGGTAGCGTCTTCTCAAGCACCGAGAGGGGCGTTCTTCCAACGATTATGGATGTCCTCTTTGATAAGCGTATTCAAGCCCAGCGTAAGCTAAAGGAAGTTGAAGACGAAATCAAACGTCTAACGGAAGAATAGGAAGTAGGTCAGGAACGACAAAGCGGTAAGACCAAGGAGACCTACAATCGCCCACGAGACGACCTGCCTGATGAAATAAGAACGTTCAAGATAGGGGAGTTGTAAAATGTACTGCACGCCAAAGCAGTTCGACAGCTCCCCTTTCTCGTTAGCGAAGTTGAAGACCTCCTTGTAAAGCATAGACCCATCAATGCCAAGCTCTTCAATGAAGTACTTAAACTCCTTGACCTCGGCTTCCTTGAGGACGTAATCAAGTTTATCCTCATAGCTTGGGTCTTTAGCGAGAACCTCGGCAGGTACAACTATCTCGCACAGCACGGACTCACCATCCTCATCAGGTCTCATCCCGTACCTATTCATAACGGAAGCCTTATCGTGGTGGTCTGCAAAGATGTTCACTTTGAACCACTCTTTTGACTTCTTGCTATTCTTTATTCTCGTAAGGAACTTATAATCAAGATAATCCGCTATTTTCATTCGTTATTTTCATCATCATAACTATAATATATTATAGTGTAGAAAGACTACAACGATGAAAATGAGTAGGATGGATGCTATGTCGCCACCAAGCACCACTCTCGCAGACCTGCAAAACAGCATTACGCAGGATGTAGAGAAGAAAGGTGCGGCTACGACAATATATAGCACAAACAAGATTAACGAGATTATTGACTCCATAGCAAGTGGCGCACCAAAGGTAGACTATAAGCCTTTCTATAAGAAGAACCCTGAGCTGAGGTCTCCCAATATCCTCTTTGAAATGACGGAGTGGGAGAGTGCAGAGTTTGATAGGTGTATGCTTGATGCAAACTACTTCACGGAGAACTACGCTAAGTTCAAGACCGACTACGGCTACCGCCTTGTTGAGCTGAGAGATTACCAGCGTGAAGCCGTTGAGCTTGTCACGAGCGAGGTCTATGATGAGGAGATGGATTTATGTGTCCCCGAGAACAGAAACGTCATCCTCATGCAGAGCCGTCAGACGGGTAAGTGCGTGACATACGACACCAAGGTGATGCCCCTTTGGGATGATGGAGACCAAGAGATTGGAGAGATTTACCATAAGTTCAGGAAGAAGACATTCCTTGATAAAGTGAGGGATGTGCTTATGTGGTTTTATAAAAGATTGTAATTATGCTTTTACCAGCAGATAAGATTAACAGAGATGAGCCTATCGTTAAATCAGCTGTCCCTTACAAAGGAATACTGATTGAGGATGGAGATATTTCACTTGCCTCGTTTGATAAGGTAGTAATGCGCTCATTGTCGCTTGTTATTGAATACATGTCAAATGCTACATTCAATAATCTGTATGCGAATGATGTCATTGAAAGCCCAACGGATGTATGCCTCAAGTTTCCTATCGGAATCTGTAGGGGATACAACGATGAGTTTATATTGTGCTTTGCTCCGATAGACGTTGATGGATTAGAATATGAAGTGGCACGAGAAGGTGGTAATAAGGATGGAGTAGAGTCATCTGATGTTATTGCGTCCATACATGAATGGATAGCGGAGAACGGCACTCGTGTCGTTCCGATGTCAGTAGATATTACCTCAAACTATTATGATAAGACTAATACCTCTTGTCTCGTTGACACCTCATCAAAGTCGTTTGTTGTAAGAAATCTTAGCCCTGAGTATAATGAGATGCTTGCAATCAAATTTGATGGTGGTGCACTGAGGTATCATCCTAATAGAAATGACAATATCCCATATCATACGCACTCAGTAAAATGCTTTTATAGTATGGGAAATTTATCGTGCAATATAAATACGCACCCTTTACCTATCTATTCCGTGAACAGCCCATACAGAGACCCAAGTACAAGGATGGCTGTAATCAATGATAAGATAGCCTCTGATATGAGGGAAATAGCCTCTTATGTATTATCTCAGGAGAATGCGTATAAGATTATATCTAACAACATTCGTACAATAGGAGTCCTCCAAGTTAAAATATCCTCAAGGAATGAGGATGGAAGTATGACACATGACCATAGTACGAACAATATAATACGTGGCGCACTCTCAGGTTCTGATGAGAGCGCAAGAATGGCAGTATTAACCGAATTAAAGTTTACGAAAGATGTAGAAAGATGTTTATCATAAAAAGAAACCTCAAGGAGTTTGTAGGAAAGCTCATTGAGAAGATTGACCTATACCAAGCAAGACACTACGAGCTTGACGAGAATGACGACACGAAGAAGATTATAGATACCATTGACGTAAGTGAACAGAGGCTTCGTGTCCTTACCGATACAGGTTACGAGAAAGTGACCCATATCCACAAGACCCAACCTTATAGGGTCTATACCATAGAAACAGAGAACGGGGAGAAGCTCAGCTGTGCGGATAACCATAAGCTGTTCTTCTTTGACAAGGAGGCTGGGAGACCAGCGGAAGAAGTCTTCGTCAAAGACCTAAAGAAAGGTGACTGCATCGCAGTCTTCGGTGGAAAGGACTACGTCAAGTCAATCACCAAGCACGGGTTCTCTCATTCAATGTATGACCTTACCATTGACAGCAAGAACCACAGATACTACACGAATAACATCCTATCGCATAATACTACGACTATCGTAGCTATCATCGCTTGGATACTTTGTTTCAGCACCGATAAGAACATCCTCGTGATGGCGAATAAGGGGGCTACCGCAAAGGAGATTATCAGTAAGCTCGTAGAGGTGTTTAAGGGTCTCCCGTTCTTCCTGAAACCTGGGTGTATATCCTTCAACACGGAGAGTATCGTCCTTGATAACGGATGCCGTATCATCTCTCAGACGACTACCGCATCATCAGCTATCGGTTTTACCATTGATATGCTTTACCTTGACGAGTTTGCCCACGTAGACCGAAGTGTTGCATACGAGTTTTGGCGTTCTGTATATCCTACTATTTCAGCATCAAAGACTTCAAGGTGTATTATCACTTCTACCCCTAACGGGATGTCAAACAAGTTCTTTGATATATGGGATGGTTCGCAGAAGGGTCTGAACAGCTTTGCGAGCAAGAAAGTATATTGGTGGCAAGTCCCAGGTCGTGACGCTGAATGGGAGCGTAAGACACGCTCTGATTTCGGTGACAATGAGTTTGACCAAGAGTTCAACCTTTCCTTCAGTGTATCCTCTACGATGCTCCTGAAAGCGAGAGACCTCAAGTACCTAAAACGCATCAGTAAGGAATACGTACAGCACGACTTGAATGGACTAAGGAAGGAGCTTAACGACAAACTTACTTGGCATCCTGACTTTGACCCGTATAGCATTGACTATATGCGTGACGCATTCGTCCTCTCTCTTGACACGGCTCAGGGGTCTCCTATCCAAGATGGGAGTAAGCTGGACTCCGACTATAATGTCCTTAATATCTTCAAGCTCGTTCCTATGTCAGAAGCCGCACTGAGAGACCCATATCGTGTTATTAAGGATGTGCGTGATTGCTTCAGACTTGTTCAGATTGGCATTTACTTGGATAACAAGACCAACGAGAAAGACCTTGCAGAGGTTGCTAAGTACGTTACGTTTAACCTCTTCAGGAATGGGATAGGTGATATTGACAACACGAGAGTTCTTGTTGAGGTGAACTTCAACGGAGGTCGTTTTATGGATGTCTTCAGAAGCCACGATAACTTCTACGACAACGTCCTTATACATACGGCTCATAGGGTTGCTATGGATGGTGAGTTCATTCCTTTGAAGGCTGGTTATAAGACAACTCCTGGGAATAGGTCTTACTACATTGACCTTGGTCGTGATGGTATTGAACAGAGACGTATTATCACAACCCATACGGACAAGAAGGCTAATCTCAGTACGGAGGGTCAGCTCAGCTCGTTCGGTAAGAACAAGAAGGGTAAGTATGAAGGTATTGCTATCCACGATGACATCTCAATGACGACACTCAACCTGAGTAGGTTGTTTGACTCAGAGGAGTTCCTATACTTCCTATCCAACTACTACGAGACCTTCCTTGAGGGTATGCCTACTTATATCTCATCAGCTATCAACAGCTACTACTCCAATGACGAGCAGGACTTGTATAACCTACATGATGGTATCAAGGGGGCTTTGCAGATTGCTTCGGGTTATAGTTCAAGGGACGAGGAGATATACGACATCTATCGTGGAATGCGGTAATAAATAGGGAAAAGTGATGGCAAGTTTTTATGGCAGAAGATAAATCAAGAGTAGTTCAACTATTTGACGGGACAGCACAGCCCGTCTACCCCGTAGTCGCCTTTGAGAATGTCTGTGACATTGTTGAGACCTCGGGTGATAATAAGGTTATACCTAACGTTCTCGGTAGTGCGGCGAGACGCAGAGCGAGCGATTTCCTTGGTGTTGGTCTTACGCCCGTCTACAACGACAATGAGGAGGCTAAGATTATCAAGCGTATCAACATCTCGCCATCGGGTTCACCTGATGCCCCTGCAACGCTTTCTATTGAGACGGACTCTCTGTCTAAGGGTCTTGAGCGTACTCTGAATAAGGAGACGACTATCCCCGTTGCAAACCGCATTCTCACGAAGGGTGTTGCCTCTGCACTTAGAAATCTGATGCCTGCTAATCCTTCCGATTGGGGTACGGGTAACTACGTGACGAGTGGTGACAACGCTTCTGCAAATATGTACCTCTTCGTAGAAAGCCTATACAAGAATATCTCCGACAAGCTCTTCAAGGAACTGAAGGGTCGTACGCATAATGGTGCAAAGGTCGGTGAAATTCTTATTGATGGTGGTCACAAGACGGCTTCTCCTAACGACTATATCAATGTTACGCCTACCAAGCCTAAGAACAGAGAGTTCGGAACTCCTATGGGTCTCTTTGCTATGGATAGTGGTATTCTTCTGCAAGACGAGGATACTGAGGCATCTTATGCTATAACTAACCTTACTATCAACAGAGGCGTTATCACTGCTACGAGAAATAGGATTAGTGGTGGTGGTTCAAGAGGTGGTCTTGACCTTCCTTCACTTATCACGACACTCACGGCTGAGATGAATAAGACTACGGGTCGTGCAGGTGGTTTTGATAATATGCTTGATAAGTTCTTTGATGAGAACATCAAGCGTTACTCAACGAGGTATAGGAAAGCCGCTAACCTGCCCGTCCGTATCAAGAACAACGCAGAAGGTGTAGAGTCTACTGCACTGCCTAATAAGGGCGCAGGTGATACTATCAATGTCCTATCAAATGCCTATATAAACAACGATGGTTATCTTGTCCTTCAGAAGCAGTCTGTAACCATCCCATCAGCTGTTGCTGGCGGTGGTGGTACGTCTACGGATGCACTTACGCTTAACAAGGCTGAGAAGCAGACGACAAACAAGCCTATCAACCTTGATGGTCTTGGTGCTGAAAATCACGTTGCCCTCAAGGTAGATGGCAAGGTGACTACGTCAGAAGGGTTCTACGAAGTATCGGACGAAAGGCTGAAGGATATAGTTGGTCGTCTTTCTTCTTCTGAGATTGATGTCATTCTTAGTGCAATGACAAGCCCTATCAGATATACGATGAAGTGTGATGAAGATGGTCAGGTACAGCTTGGTGTTGTGGCTCAGGAGATACAGAAGATAATCCCCGAAGTCGTATCCTCTCAGATTATTGAAGGAGAAGAACGTCTTATGGTGGACTACTCTCGCCTTTCGGTTGTCGCTCTTTATGCTGTAAAGGGTGTCAAGGCTGAGATGAACGAACTCACCAAGCGTATGAACAACCTTGAAAGCAAATTTGAAAGTTTCATTAAGCAATGCCACAAAGGGTAACGACAACAGAACTGCATACTGAGATAAAGCACGCACGAGACGCATATAAGGGCGTAGGACACGACTACCACGGAAATATCCTACGTAATATGCTATCTAACGAGCTGTTCTCCAACCCAACGCAGGATGCTTTTCTCAGGGGTATAGAGGTGCTTATAGAGGAGCTTATAGACTCGGTCAAGACCATCAAAAAGCATTTCTCCATAGCCCATAAGAAAGGTGGTAATAGGAGACGAGAAAACATCAACTAATAGAATAAAGAGAGGGAGCGGCAACGCCTCCCTCTCTTGTTTTTAGGTAAATACGATTAGCAAACGGAAGTGTCAATGAGGTATAAAGCTATCAGCTCTCTCCTTGGAATGAAGTTCTTTTCCTTGGATGGTAAGCAACAAAATATCAAGCATAATCATATTGTATCATTCTTCATTGAACCCAATGATGGGTTTGAAGCCAAGGGGTATGTAGTAAACCTTGGTGATGGAGAGTTTGAGTTCGTCATAGAAGACGGAGGCTCACGATTTGATAATGGTACGAAGGGTGATATATTCTTCGTGAACAACCTCTCTGAACTTACCTATACGATGAGCTTGGAGCGTCTTGATATAACTTACGAGGATGAAGAGTATAGCACCTCTGATGAAGGCTCTGTAAGGTTTGAAGGTAGCAAGGTGAAGAGCATCACCCTGAGGGATGATGAGGATAAGCACCTTGTTGCTAAGATGCTCAACTCTTTCATCCCATTCCCCTCGTTTTCGCTCGTTGGCTCTATTGAAATGGAGAAGGGTGCTGTGGGTCTGATGAATACCTCCGAGCTTGTTATTCTCGGGGAACGTATCGCAGACAACTACGTATCCACCTACTACACTCCATTCTCAAATATACCTCCACATATTAAAGTAATCAATGGAGTACCTTGTCTTGCTACATATCGTATTGTCGCTAAGGCTGAGGATGAGGCGGTCGTCTTTGAAGTGTCCTCAGATAGGGGGAGCATATCGGAAGGGGAGAACGTAGAGCTTGTAGCACCCATCTCTTACTCTAAGGTGGAATACGAAGGGAAGGAGTATAAGCTAAGAGAGTTGGGTAACTTCTCCGATATACCCATCAAGAGAGAAACGGCATCGGCAGTGTCTCCTATCGTCCTGCACTACGGGATGAAGGCAGACAACGAAGGTGTCTTTGATAGCACGCTATCGCTAAGCCTTGTGGAGGAGTTCGTTCCTCTCGCTGATGACTACTCCTCAGTTGCTACACAAGAAGAGTACAAGAACCTTGTATCGGTATACCCATTCTGTACCATAACGCTTACAAGCGAGGTGGAAGGGCTTGATGATAGACTACGTACCTTCTTTACTAACTTCGGTATTCCCGACCCTAAGGACTATCAAGACGCATTCAAGGACGCTCCTCTAACACCTCTTGACGCACGCTTCATCAACGACAAGAGTAAAGAGCTATACCTAATACATCAAGATATATTCCCCTATGCAGGTACATACAAAGGCTTGCTTAATGCGGTGAACTACCTTGGTTATGATGACATCTTCTTTAGGGAGTGGTACACAAGAGTAGACAACCCTGAGGAGAAAGCCCCTGAGGTTGGGTTTATCTCTATGGACGTTAAGAAGGGTGTCACTCTTTCAAGTAAGCTCAAAGCCACCAATATAACCTATGGCGAATACCTTGACCTAAAGAAGCTGAGAAAGCTCTCCCTTGTATATAACATCAACAAGGTAGTAGGAGAGGACAAGCATAGCATCCCCGTAACGGAGAAGGTATATGACTACACTCAGGACGTACTACTTCTAAAGCTGTATGCACTTCGCTCATGGCTTAGTGAGTATATCATAGGTCTGCAATCGGAAATCACAGACATTGTAGGTGAAGCATCGTTCTTCCACGGACATCCCGTAAGGCATTACACTACGGGCGGTTCGGCTCTTGAGGTAGAGAAGGTGATGAAGATGAGACCTAAGTGGAATACAGATATGACCATTATGGAGGATGAGACGAGTGGTGCATATACGTATATCCGAATGGAAAATAGCGGGACGAGTATCAAAATCTCCGATATAGGAGACAAGACCTTCCGTGACTTCGTGGACTATGCCGTGAATACCTCTCCGCATGCAGAGAATGGGTTTAACGTAGCTAAGCGTATGCACCTCACCCCTCCCTCTACAAGTACGTCTATCATCTACGCTGACAAATGGAATCCAAACAACTCTTTGGAAATCCCATTGGGTGCTACATTCAGCTTCCCCATTCAGTATGACGAGCTGACCTATGTAATAGAGCTTGACGAGACGGACACCTTCGCTATGTTTGCTGGTCTGTTCAATAGTCACTCGGCATTCCAAGGGAATCCTATCTTCATCCACGATAACAAGATGATACTTCCTGACAAGTCTAAGAAGTCGGTATTCGTGAATCTCCCTTCATTCTTCGTGTCGGAAGGTCGTGTATATAACTACGACAATAAGTATGGCTTCTTGGAGATTGCATACGAGATTACGAGAAGGGATGGAAAGTACATCCTCCTCAAGGATGGTGAGGTCATCCACACCAGCGAAGAGCCTATCGTCATCACTCCGTCAAACAAGGGCGGGGAAGAATGTATCTTTGAATACAACGAAGCAGACAATACCCACGCATTGAGTTTTAGATATGATATGTTTGGTAATGGTCTGTATGCTATCGTTATAGATGAAGGTAGCTTAATCACCACCTCTCCTAAAAGTTCAAACGAAGGTGAAGAGGTTGACGAGATTATCTACTTCTCCTCAACCATAGACAAGGAAAAAGGCGTGAAGTCTTCGTCTATCACGGCTAAGGCAAGTATGCGTATCCCTACAAGGACGAGATATAACAGCGCAAGCTATATCCTTGAGCAAGTATGCGTATATCTCTCTGCACGCACGGAGCTTAACATCAATCAGGTGTATGATGATAAGATAGCTGGGTCATTTGGTCAGGAATCTGTTTACGTACAGCTTCCAAGGGCTGGAATGTATTCGCTTAAAGCGGTTATAGCTGACGAGTACAACAACGCACATATAGCAGAGGCGAGGAAGAAGCATATCGTCACGAGGAATGAAATTATGACCTCTGATGATAAGCCCGTAACAAGGATTGTTGCTATCACCGAGGATATGCCAAATACGAATGTAACTACCGACATCAACATTCAGGCGAGCGAATACCCTATCCTTCCTCTCGTAGACAAGGTACAAGCCCGTGGTTCTATGGAGGTGTCTATTAACGGAGTTGATTATGATGCTGTCTCTTTTGAAGATAAGACCATATCATCCAACATCTCTAAGGGTGACTTCATCTACATGGACAACCTTACCATCCGTGCTATTAGCGGTACGGTATTCACGGATGACAACTATATCTACCTCAAGGTAAAGAGAAACCCAAGGGTGAATTATCAGGGTCTCAATAGGAGTGGTGCAGAGATGGCTATGACTATCTTTGATACGGAGCAGAACACTGAGTATGCTACTTACAATGTTGTCGTTGAAAGGGCTTATACCTCACTCAAGTCTGTACCCGAAAACGAGAAACTGATTAACTCAGCTATCTTTGATAGCAACGAAGTGATTTACCTCAAGTGCAGAGTCTCAGATGACAAGTACCACGAGTTCAAGGATACCTATGAAGAGATAAAGAAGAGAAGGAACAATAAGATTACTCTTGGGCTTAACTCTTCTATGAGAAGGAACGTACTAACCGATGACCCCTTCTGCCGTAATTGGATTATTGATGGTGTTAAGTTCGCTTCCCTACCCGTATCGTCCTTCTCAGGCATCAGCTTTGAACGTGATGCTGTCGTCAAGCTGTCCTACCTAAGAGACATCGGTATTTCGGGTGGCACTTGTATTAGCGAGTGCGCTTACAAGGTCATAGACATCAAGTACGAGATGGCAAAGGCAAAGGAGTATAGCGTCTTTTGGAAGTTCAAGAAACTTGTAGACGAGGACGAAGAACTCAAGAGAGCGATATACAACTCAAGAGTTAAGGAGCTTGTCTTTATCAATGGATGGTTTGATACTGAGGTGGCTCACCCCAACGGAAACCATCGTATATCTACCTTGTCAGGAAGGAATGTAACCACACTGCAACTTTCCAATGCACATAATACCTACGTTCAGTACATAGGTAAGGCAGAGACCTCTCAGGCTACTCTGAATGGGAGACCATTCGTTGTACTCAATGAAGAGACATCACATTATGCACCATATATGGATAGCACCTTTGAACTCTACGGAAGGAAGTTTGACGAGAGTAAGTTAAGAGCAATGTGGGTTAAGCCTTCTTCATTCGGTTCGGGACGTGTTAGGGATATACTTGAAGGTAAGGAAGGACAGGTTGACACTCTTTACAATGTTGATGTCCTCTTAGACAAAGCCACTATAAAACCAAACACCAATATCATTATAACAGCTGATTTTCCAAGTTCATTTAGATATTATCCAGGCGTTATTTTTTGGCGTATCTATAATACCTTAGACAATACTCTCATAGGAGAGTGCCACAACGTTTCACTGCAACTCAACCTCCCTCTTGACAAGGGGCTAAACGAAATGACCTACAGAGTGGAATGCGAGTTCCTTGATACCCGTGGCAACAAGAAGGATACAATCAAACCCTTCTTTGTCAAGGTAAAAAGATAGATATATGCTCAAAAGGATTGTCTTCAAAATTATTGAATTGTTCTTCACGAGGGACGAGAAGATTTGGCTTGTAAGGAACGTGTCTGCACTATGCGACTACGACCTGAACTCCAACATTGAAGAACCCGAGGAAGTGACAAACGAAGAGAAGAAATTAAAGGATATGGGTAAGTTCTCTACCCCTATCAAGGAGATAAAAATCTCCATCAGTATGGATAGTGAGGATTAAGAAAAGAATCAGATATGGCAAATAGAAAGCAGAATGCGGTGTACTTTCAGTATATCCAAGGTGTAAACCAAAATGAAATAGTATCCCTCCTGGGGTCAGAGCGTCTCCCTGATGGGAGAATTGCTTACACCCTTAGCGATATGAACGTGGTCTCGGATGACCTTATCTACCCCCTTTCTCGTATCGGTGGCAGTGATGTTAGGTTTAACGAGCAGACGGGAGAGTATGAAGAAGTCCCCGCCTTCGCTAAGCCACGACCTCTCGCTCAGTATAAGGTTATTCAAGTACCATACCCCGATAGGAAGTGCTATAACTTCTTCGCTGTAGACTCTAACAACGAGATGCAGTTTATCAAGCAGTATGATGCTCAGGGTCGTCCCATCGGTAACTACCCTAACCCAAGGTTCAACCCTTCTCTCATCACGTCATTCTCCTATGAGAATATCATACCCATCCCTAATGATTTTGCCGTTTCATACGTGAACTTCGTTAATCCCGATGAGGATGAGGATTATGACCTTATTGACCTATCGGACGAAGAGGTTGCAGAGGAAATGGTTATCACACCTCCGCAGAAGATAATCGTTAGTGAGCCGATAACCAAAGTGGTAGCCGATGATGATACTATGGAACTTATTAAGCCCATCTGTCGGGAAGAACCACGAGCGATTTCTGATATTGACGAAGAGCTTATCACACGCATCCTCAAGAACTCAAAGAAGAAGGACAGCACGCTCTCTATCGGTCTGAGTATTGAACTCCCCGTGAAGACGATTGTAGATGTTGTGCGTGCTACCTTTGAGAACCCCGATGAGCATATCAATAGGATGTGCGAGAAGCTCGTTCAGTCAGTCTCTACGGAAGATATTAAGAATAAGATGAAGGAGATTATTCTTGACCTTTACACAAGCGAAGCAGAGGTGAAGCCCAAGAAGGAAAAGCCCGTACGTCTTGATGACAACAAGCCTCGTGAGGCTGAAGACCCAAAGGTCGTCACCATTAACGAGAAGACAGAAGGCAAGGAGATTACTTTTGAAGAGGCTATCAAGGTGACTTCAAAGAAGAAGGATGAAGATACGCCACTTGCAAGCAAGAAGGTGAAGTCAAAGGATATGACTCCCGAGGAGATTAAGGCAAGGAGAATAGAGAACCTCCGCAAGGCTCGTGAAGCCAAGAAGCTGAAAGCCCTCCAAGAGAAGGAGAATAACTAATACCTAAACAAACCGAAGAAGAAGGGGAAGGCATTAAGTAATGCCCTCCCCTTTTCGCTTTCTATTCTGTGACTCTTAGTAATCCGCTGTAATGGTCAAAGTCACACTCGCAGGTTATCACATAGTCTACTCCACTATCAAAACCCTCTCGGGTAAGAGTAGCGTTGTCGCAGTCTTCAAAGATACGCCCATTGTAGGCTAATATGTTATCACTACCTCTAAACCGCTTCTTCTTTCCGACTATGAATATATTGCGATAGACTTTCATATTACCATTTATAGGAATAGTCATCCCCTAAGTCATCAGCTAAGAGATAGTTCTTCTTCTTAGCTTCATAAGTAGATATTACATACTTATACTCGTCCTTATCGCTCAAGAACTTCTCGTCAGGAGTTGTCGTCTTGGCGTGCTTGAAGAACTCCTTATGGATACTGAATGTGGTTACATCGTCTTCATCGCTATAAGGAATGACAGCATCAATCTCAGTGACAAGGAACATTTGAATATCAAACATAAACGTAGCAAAGATTTCCGCCCCGCCTATGATAAACGTATCTCCCTGATTATCACCGATATACCTCAACACTTCGTCCCTACTGCGCAATACAATAACGTCATCACGCTCCTCCATTGTCTTGGATAGGACGATGTTCACCCTATTGGGTAGAGGCTTGCACCCAAGAGACTCAAAGGTCTTTCTACCCATTACAACACTCTCTCCACTTGTCATCTCCTTGAACCATCTCAGGTCACTTGGGATATGCCAAGGCATCTTGCCATTCACTGCTATAACGCCATTCTTGGAAATGGCAACAATCCCGAGTATCATACAGCTACCTTTCCTGCAATGTGTGGATGTGGGTCGTAGTCAAAGAGCTGGAAGCTCTCGTAGGCGAAGTCGTCAATGTCCTTAACCTTTTCATCAAGGAGTATATATGGGAGAGGACGAGGCTCTCTTTGGATTTGCGTCTGTATCTGCTCCATATGATTAGAGTAGATATGTACGTCACCAAGAGTGTACACAAGGTCTCCTGCAAACAGACCCGTAACGTGAGCCATCATCATCAGTAGGAGTGAATAGGATGCGATGTTGAAGGGGACACCAAGGAAGAGGTCTGCGCTTCGCTGGTAGACTTGCAGAGAGAGCTTATTGTCAGCTACGTAGAACTGCATAAAGCAATGGCAGGGAGGAAGTGCCATTTCGTTAATCTGACCTACATTCCAAGCGGAGATAATCATTCGTCTGCTGTCGGGGTTGTTCTTGATACATTCAACAATATCCCTTACTTGGTCAATGTATCCTCCGTTAGGCAAATCCCAATGTCTCCACTGATGACCATATACCTTACCGAGGTTGCCGTCCTTATCTGCCCATTCGTTCCAAATACGGACACCATTATCTTGTAGGTACTTGATATTGGTATCGCCACTCAAGAACCAAAGGAGTTCGTGGATGACGCTCTTGAGATGCACTTTCTTCGTGGTAAGGAGAGGAAACCCATCCTCCATACTGAAACGCATCTGATGACCGAAGATACTTGTCGTACCCGTCCCCGTGCGGTCTTCCTTGTAGACCCCTTCGGAGAGAACCCGATTGGCTAAGTCAATATACTGCTTCATATCTGTTGTTATTAAAGTGAGGAAATACTCCACAACAAAGGTAAGCAAACTTCACCGAAGAAAAAATTTCTCGGAAGTTTTGGTAGTTTGGAAAAAGTTATTACCTTTGCAGTGACAAGAGGTCAGAACGAGTGAGAGTGGTAAAACACCTCGCCACTACATATGAAAGTACTACGGGCGTGCAACCTCCCCTAACATCCTTTGTTACTAATTGTGTGTGCTACTTGATTTGGGTCAGGGTAAAGGGGCACGCCCCGTACTTCCCACATATGTTTCTGATACTTTTGATTTTGGCTGTGTAGCTCAATGGATAGAGCAGGTGCGTCCTAAGCACAAGGTTGTGGGTTCGAGTCCCTCCATGGTCACGATTTAAGGGCATGGGCTCTTTATTATCGGTTTGTTTAACAAGTTTTAGGCGTGCGCTTATCGGGAGATAGGTGCACGCTGTTTTTATGCCGTATTCCCTAAATACCTCTGATAATCAATATCACTACGCTACGATGTCAAAGAAGAAAAATATAGAACCCGAAGAAGTCCTATTCGGTGTTCGTTTTGAAGAGGATTTCGGTGGGGTCGGAAGAAAGAACGAGGCAACATACGTTCTGATGAATCCATACATGGTGGACGCTCCTCCACTCCTCTTATCGTCTTATATGGAGTACAAGGTTCTTCTCGGCTCTATCCTTGAGAGGACACCATTCGTCTTCAAAAACATAAAAGGCAAAGCCCCATCATGGAACTTTCATAAGGCTGAAAAGATTTCTAATGGGGATTCTTATTATTCAGGGGTTAAGTTCCTCGTACCATCTGATAGAAATATGCCTGATGGGATGCAGATAAGGCTTGATGAGGATTTAAACGCCCCAAACTCTGTTGCCTATCTCCCATATGAGATAACGGGTAGAAAGCCCCATAATGATGAATTTAACGATGACACGAGTAGCTTTGAGTTCAAGAAGATGACTCTGAACGCCTATAAGGCTCAGATGTCTGACGACCTGAAGGACTACTCCGTACAGCCAGGTTCTTTCCTCTTTGGTCTCAAAGAGCCGTTGGCTTCTCTTGCAGGTAGGGATGAAAACAACATTGAATTTGTTGATTATGGGACGGATGCTTGGATGGATGCGAAAAACCAAGCAAACTTCTACTATGGTACACATTCTTCTGCATATGATTATCCTACGCTTGCTAACGCCACCAAGACGAGATATACTATCCATGTAGGTGGGGAATATAGTTCACTTCACTCTCGTGTCAAGCAGAGCTTTGACCTTCTTGAGGTGAGGAATATGACTGACTATGACGCTACTAAGTACGACAGACGTGTTGCTACACGCAACCTCGTAGACCGAGCTACGGGCAAGACCAATTACAGCAACGTACGACCCGACTTCCATTATATGGTTCTTCGTATGGATGCGAGATACCTTAGAGAAGGCGAGCGTGTTCAGTACGGGGACTTCCTATGTCGTCTTCTTGGTGTTGATTTTGATAATCCTGATGGCAAGCCTATTGATGAGCGTCTTGATAGCCTTGGTGTGAAGTTCCTGAATTGGGCTATTTCTGAAATCTCTATTCAGTCTCTGATGGACAGACCTGGGTATGACAAGCTGGAAGATGCGTTCGTAGAGTTTGAACTGAAGACGGCACTCAATGAACAGCTCTTTGGTGAATGGAGGGATTTCAGCTATATCACCAAGGTAGACGCTTACGTAAAGCTGGCTCTCCTGCATTCTGACTTAGTTCGTATCAAGATATATGCCAATCGTCTTACGGATTGGCTGAATAAGACCTATCCAAAGCTCTCTGAAACGCAGAAGAGGGAGTTCCCTCTTATTCCAAACAATGATAGGTATA